GCGTGGGCTTGTATAGTTCCGCTTCTTTTTTGCGCCTTCTTACAAGCCCACGCGATACCTCGCCGCCTGCTCTGTTCCACTTGGCAAACTCCAATGCAATCTTCGGGTCGTTTGGGTTGGCTTTTACAATTCTCAACAGCTGCGACTTGGCAAGGTTGCCTGCACCCAGGTTAAAGCAGAAACTTACAAGCGCATCGAACTGATTCTGATTTACCTTGGTTGTGTTAAGCAGTCCAATCACGCTGCCCTCGAACTCCTTAAGGTGATCCTTCAAGAGTTGATTCGCCTGGTCTCGCGTTATGGTCTGCCCGAGCTTCACCTTAGTGCCGTCTTGGTAGTAGGTTGCGCCGTAGCCAATGGTCGGCACTCCTGCGCTGCATAGGTAGGAGGTGAGGCGCAAGCCTTCAAACTCCTGTATGAGTCGGATGCCACTATCAGAGCACTTCATTAGATTGTATACTGATAAATGCGTTGACAAATAAATGTTAATTCTAATGCAGTACTATTCATTATAATTGGAATTGCAGTTAATTTACTTCCTGTAAATGACTGAATGTTAATCGTACCAACTTCAGCAACAGGACTGGTTATCGAATAAATAGCCGTTACCTGACGAGCATTGATGAAGTTAGCCGCAGGAGGAATAGCTAAGTCAAGTTTAAATGTTTCGGTACTTTGCCCAGTATCAAATTGAACAATAATGCGACAATTGTCAGTAATTAAGTTTCCGATTTTTTGATAAGTTGAAACTCCTAATATATCCACAGTAGCAGCTCCTTCAATATTTGATATTACTGGTGTCCATGTTCCACTACTGACAATGTTGCCGAGTTCAATCTGCTTGGATGTTCCTTGTGGAGATTGCGATGTGTCGCTCACATCTACGATATAAAGTAAGTCAGCATCAACCGCTGTGGTCAATGTTCCTAAGTCGGTAATTTTTACTCCTGCCATGATTCGATTATTATAGGTTTGTAAGTTATCAAAGGTAAGGCTTTCACCCACTCAATTGAGCACTGCTCAACTTCTTCAATGCTAATGATGTGATTGCCGTCAGCATCCATGATTGGGTTGAAATAATTATCGGGCATAAACTGAATGCCAACAAGGCTCTGAGCCTCTTCGTATGTGAGTAGGTGTACTTGCATTAGACATTTCGGGATAAGGCGGTTTGCATTGCTTGTACTGCCGTGTAGAGTGCCGCTGCTTCGCCATCAGTCAAGCCGCTGCCGATGGTTGCAAAGGCGCATTCTTTTCGTGAAAACAATGTCGGTGTTGTAAAATTTAATGCGCCGATATAAATTGTTTTATTAGGTTTTGAGATTGCATTCTGTGTTAAATTATGAGTTTTTGTTGTATTCTTAAATGCGTTTAAAATATTTGATGCTGGTCTATTTGAACAAAACCAACCTCTTGAATCTGTATTAGCTATATCGCTAATTGCTCCAGTATAGACTATTGACCTAAATGTATTTGTAGCCTGTCTTGATGCAATAACAATATAAGCACTTGGGTCAACTGCTCCACCCATATCATATCTATTCTCTGCGATATTAGTTCTTGAATAATAACTTATGTGTGAACTTGTAAGGCTTAAAGTAGTATTTGCATTTAGAAAAGTATCCGCATAAGAATTAGTTCCATTCGGCAATGCACCATTTGCTGAGTGCGTCCATCCACCAATGAAGTTCAATCGGAATGCAGCATTAGTGTCCAGTGGATTCTTAAGGTTAAACTTATGCGTTGTTGCCGTTCCTCCTACCATTGGATAAATCGCATTCATCTTTGCCCAAGTTCCATCTGATTTCATGGTTGTGACCAATGTGCAAATGGCAGATGTGATTGTTGGGTCGGTGATTCCTGCCGCTGCAAGGAATGCAACTGCATCAGCATCGCAGCCCGTAGCATAAGAATATGGGTTGACTAAAAAACTCATGCGTAGTTACCTATTAACATAACCTTTAAACCTTTGGCAGTGCCATTGCCAATCTGGTCAATGTCGATTGTGATTTCTGCATCATCAGCAAGTGCCGTGTCACTTATCACTGGAGGAGTGGCAGCCGTTGTGCTTGTTGTTTCTGTATTGTCGATTGTTAGCTTAGTGCTTAGGATGCTTGTGCCACCTTCATTGATGTCAACCGTGAAGATGCTGCCACTTGCTTGAGCCGTTGTAAGTGATGCTCTTACCGCTGTTAGTGTCACCGCTCTTGGCATCCTAAAAGTAATCTTAGCCGTTCCAGTAGTCAGCGCAGTGGTCTCATCCGATGCAGCAACAACAAGCTCGAATGGAGTGGCAAAGTTACCGCTTCCAAGTATGCTTGTGGAGTTGATAGTCTTGATGTTAGTGCCGCTTACTAATGCAGCTTGCTTAGCATCGAATGCCGTCCAATCAGCTGTGCTTAACGCACCTCTGTTGGCAGCACTTGCCGTTGGTAGGTTGAAAGTGTGAGTCGCAGTTGTGGATGATATAGCGAAGTCAGTGCCTGCCGTTCCAACTGCAAGGAGTTGCACTTGGTCTGTTAAGCCGTTAAGCGCAGTTAAGCCAGTTGAGAAAGTTGTAATGACTTGGCAGAGGTTGTTATCTTCCGTATGCAGGGTAATGTTTCGCCCCGATGTCGTTACGAATATGCGTATTGCGAGCCTATCGGTTGCAAGCAAAACCGTGCTTGGTACTGCAAGCGCACTGACGTATAAATCGACCACCGTGCCGCCTGTAATCGCTTCGGGATTTGTAGCCCCTGAAGATATGAGGGTAAAGGTTGCGCCATCGTACTTGTAAAGCTCAATGTAAAAGCTCGGATTCCCACCGCCACTTGATGCGTTGAAGTACGTTTCAAAGGTCCAATTGCCCGAAGGGATTGCTAAAAGATTCGGGTCGCCTGCATCGGTAATGAATTGAGCAATGTAGCCATTGCCCTGCGCGTTTGTTCGCGTGAAGTTCGTACCACCACCAAGCACAGGCACGCGGCTCATTTCATAGTAATCATTGCCGCCTATTGTACCCTGACTAATTGAGCCGTTTAGGTAGTAGCTAACACTTGCGCCGCCGCCGCTTGATGTCGGGAAGTTTGCAAGTTGCCCATCTCCTCTGATGTATTGTGTTGCAACTCCTGCCGCTGTCACCGCCAATGTTCCGCTTGATGTTACTGGATTTCCACTAACAGAGAATGCGGCAGGCATTGTAAGGTCGACACTTGTGACAGTGCCAGTTGGCAAAGTCGGAAATGGCGTTGGTGTTCCAGTGCCATCCAAGTAGTCGGTGCTCAATCCTGTTGGCACATCGAACTTGTTGCTAAATGAAGTGAAGTCAGCTGAGGTCAAGTAGCCATCATCGAATAAGTTGGCAGGCTGAATCGATATGTCGGGCGTTGCCCCACCGCTTGAGAATATCGGCGAGGTTGCTGTAACTGCTGTAACGCCCCCAACGCTTACCACAGCCCAAACGGCCGCACCAATTGTGGCATCCGAGCAAAGGTAAACAGTGCCATCGTCCAAGCTCCATCGAGAGCCTACAACAAAGCCTTTTGTTGAATCGTCTGTTGGCTGTGGCACGAAGGTAAAGTTGTGCGTAACATCGCGAATGGTGAAGCCGTCTTGCTCCATGTAGTACAACCGCCCTGCTTCCCACTTCAGCTCGTAGCTAATGGAGCAGATTTGCGCTGTGCCCTTTGCTCCGCCGTTGCCTGCATCGGTTGTTCCCTTGCGAAAGAAAGCACCATTATCAAAGCTTAGCCCTGCGCTTGCTGTGAATGCAATGTTATTCGTTGTGCTATTTCCTAAGTCGGTAACCTCTTGCAATGTTCCCACTGCTCCGCTTCCACCTGGCACATTTACCTCAACCACTCCAGGTGATGTCAGTGATGCTGTTACTCCGGCACCGGTGAAGTTTAATGTCGTTGCAATCGGTGTCACCTCAACGCCTTCATCCTCCACTGATATCGCACCGCCGCCGCCGCCAACTGCCACCAATGGATATGCCGTTGTTCCGTTTCCTGTGATGGTAACACCATCAACAGCAACCTCAGTCAGGCATGGAGTACATGGCTGCAAGTCTGGAAGCGGAATGTCACCTGTTGCGCATGTGTCATAGCAGCCGTCTTCACTTGTTGTGATCACTTGCACATCCATGTCGACAGATACACAAGCCCACTCATAGTTGGCTGTTAAGGTCTTAATCTCGTTAGTATATCCACTTGGCACAACCTCGTAGTTGATCACTCCAATGCTCTGCTTGAATAGAGGATCAGTGCCGCTCGTCAGCTTATAGACTCTTGAAGCAAGCCAATCCTGCGCATCCTCCGCATCGCAAGGTAGATGGCTCTTGCGCACGATGGCATAAGCAGTAAGCGGAAAGGTTGTCACATACAACTGCTTGCAGCCGCTCATCTTGTACGCTTCCGTTTTTGCTACCGATACCTTGCCACGCTTTGCCCAGAACAGCGTGCCGTTCTTTGCATCGAAGTTGGTGACAACTTCTGCTTGACCATTGCCGATGTAGTGAACCCAAGCTTTGTCATTGCCGTTCACGTTAAGCTCGCAGAGATTGAACTGCTTATCGAATATATTGGCGACCTCAACACGTTGGTTGAGCCTTTCGATTATGGTCTTAAGTAGATTCATGGTTTTGAAATCTGGTTTGATATTTCCTCAACTAATAAGTCTGCGTGTAGCTGAAGCATTTCTGCTTGTTCCTCCGCTGTTGGTTTGAATATTGTGCCGTAAAGTTTTTCCAATCCTTCCACCTTGCCTGCTTCATCGGCTTGAATGTATATCGCAGAGCCAAAGCCTTGATTGAATACTGATCCTTGGTCTGTTGCAAATGATCGCTTCAGGAATCCTGTGAGCTCCAATGGAGGTCTGCCGTTCTTAGCTTTGATTGCTGCATAAGCAGGAGTGTAAGGCTTAGTAGGTAGCTTCTGCCCTGCCGTGTTACTCCCTCCTGTTGTGCCAGTGCCAAAGATTCTGATATACATCACCCTGCGCATATCGAGCACTGCGAAAAATAGCGGAGTAAAGCCGCCGCTCCACTCTGAGAACAGCGCATCAATCCTTCCGCTTATTTCTTTGGGCGTTGCCATTATGGAAGAGCAGTGACATACTTCATGTTCCGTCTGCAATCAAAGCACGTATTGTCGTCTGGTAGTCTCATGTTTTCCAACATAGCCTTAAGCTCTTCGTTGTATCTCGTTGCTGCAATGTCTCGCCCTGCAATCATACCGTCGTTTGCATCGGCAGTTGCGAAAGGCTTACTACCTATGTTAACACTAACCGTAGTATTGACACGCTGATTGGGGCTGATGCTTAGCCCATAGTTAAATATCTCAACCGCCGTTGCGTATGCAAGCGGCATTGCCATCAAACCACCTATGCTGCAAAGCCATGACTCACGATCGCAGTTGACATTGTAGTTCAAGCTCATGCCAGTTGTGTACTTGCTTGATTTGCTTGACAGCACATTAGTGCCGTCAGTGGTGAGCTCAATTCCGATGGCATCTACAAATGGACAGATGTGCGCCTCTCTCACCGAGCCGCCGCAATCATAGCAATGCCCCTTCTTAGTGATGTACTTTGCCGCATTCATTGTCGACTCATACACAAAGGCAAGGTCTAGCTTCCTGCGTTTGGCCGCAAACGTCTTGCCGAGGAACTGCTCAAGGCTGCCCTCCGCATAAACAATTGTATCAATAAGTTTCAATGTCGTCATGTCAAACACCAAGATATCGACATTGGTATTCGCTGCATCAATGGCTAAGTAGATGTCGCTGATATAAAGATTTAAAAAGCTTAAGCTGTTAGGATCAATCTTCACTCTGATGCCGCCGTACTTAGTTGCTCCAAGTGCAGTCTGTTGATTGCCATTGTTAGTGAGCACCTGTCCAATGCGCTTGCCATCCACAATCGTGTCGGCCTTCATCATCGGTGTTAAGCGGCTTAAGATATCACTTGACATCTTGCGCCAGGCGAATGCTCGCTTAGCTTCAAACAGCTCAACTCCGCTGTTGTACTGATCGGTGATAAGCTGCCCGAGTAAAGTCTGATTGATACCAAGGTCGTCAATGTAAAGGCCTGTCGTTGGTTCTGGCCTGTCGCATCCCTTAAGGC